GCCATCCGGAATTGCCACCCGGCCTTTGCCCCTGGAGTGATGGAATCGGGCGTCACCGTGTCAATCGTGCCGGAGAGGTAGACGTTCACGGGGTCGATTGTGCCGTCAAGCGATTCAACCGCGCCGCGAAACGTGAGCTGCACAACGCCCTGAGGGCCGAGGCCAAAGAGCGCCAGGACATCGGGAGCGAAGCGCGAGAGCTTGAACGTGCTTTCCAGCTTCTCCATGCCCATGTCTAGCTCAATCGGGGCGTCCATCCCGCCCGCACGATACTCCTCGTTTTTGACCGTCAGCGTAGGGAGCTGCACTTCTTCAACGTTGCCCGCGTAACCGCGGCCATCGACAAAGAGGTTAAAGTTTTTGAGGATTTGATTTGCGGCGCTCATACTAGGAGATCAGGTCGGCGAGATAGCCGTTGGTGAGGATCGAACGGAACGTAACGTGCTCAGCCGGGTAGGGCGGCGTGAACTCGAAGTTAAAGAACACCTTGCCCTGGGCAATGTTGCTCGGGCTGTTCAAGTCGGGATCGGGCCAGCACTTGCCCCCGAGGATCGCTCCAAGAGCGGTCAGGTCGCGCAAGTAGTTGTTCACGCCTTCCACCACGTCGCTGAGGTAAGTGCGCGTAATGTTGCGGTCCACCGCCCACAGGTGAGCGCGAAGGATCGAGTCGTTAATCATGTCCGCCGTGCGGCGAACCGACAGAAAGGCAAACTTCGGATCGGCGCTCAGAGTGCGGTTGCCCCAGAGGCGGAAACCGTTCTGCCGGATGATCGTCGTGATGTTTTGGCTGTTCAAAATGTTTGCGCGGGATGCCGGATCGCCCAGCACGAAATCAATTGGGCGCTTTGTCCCCACGATGCCAAGCACTTCCTGATTGGACGGCGACCACCAAAAGCCGCGGTCGTTGTCGCTCTTCACGAGAAGGCCCGCAACGCGCGCTGAAGACCATTCGTAAGCGTCGCCACCGTCCGAGCCGGTGACTTTTACGCCCGGGTCAACGAGGAAAATGCGGTCGCTGCCGAAGTTCTGAGCGTAAGCCTGCACCGCTGCATCGGTCGTGTTCGGGCCGTCCGCCATGATGGTAGCGCGCAGCCGGTTGGCGATGCTGACAAGGTTTGTGAGCACCCCCTGAACGTGCGTGAAGCCGGGGGCAATGAGAATGCGAGGCTGAACCCCGAGGACAGACTCAGCGCCAAGAAGCGCCTGCATCCCGGTGAACTGGCCGTTGGAAAGCACGGTGCCGATCACATTGGAGATCGTGGCAGCGTCCGAGTCGGAGCCGTTTGCCTGCGCCACGCGCACGACAACGATCACAGCGCCCGCTTGGTCAAAGATCCCGTCAAACGCTGCTGGCAACGAGCCGGAAGTCCCGGCGCGAGCAGCAAGCGCGCGGTCTGCCGCCACTAGGACGGGCGTGTTGAGGGGGAAAGCTTCGTCCTTGCCTCCGGTGAGGAACACCGTTGCCTGAGGCGAAACAAGCCCGGCGCCCGAGGAGCCGTCCATCGCCGCACCCGAAACAAGAAGCGAGGCAGCCTGTGAGGCAGCAAGCGCCGTGAGAAGTTGAGCTGCGGTTGTCGTGACTGCGCCCACGTTGCTCGTTGCAAGGGAAATGAGAATTGCTTTACCCGACACGGAAATAGCCAACGAGGCCGAGTTTGTGCCTGGGCTGACGACACGCACCGAAATGTCGTTGCCGAGGATTCCAGCGGAGGCGGCTGTCAGCTTAATTCCGTTATTTGAAGCAACAGAGCCAACAGAAAGGGAGGCAGCAATCGCGCCTTCGGAGTCAGGAGCAGTTCCGATCAGCCCAATCACAGAGCTGGCAACGGTACGAATCGGGCGAGCGCCGTCCGTCACTTCAATGACTTCGACGCCGTGGAGAAATTGGTCGGGCATATTGAGAAGCTAAGGTTGGGTGAGAAAAGGGTCTTGTGCGGTTGCTTCCTAGTGGTGTGAGGACGGGCTCTTGATCCACTCCCAAACAAATTGAGCGGCCAGTGTCAGCGCTACGGAGACGCCAGCCAGGTACCACCGGAACTGCTCAAGCACGGATACGCGCGGCTCTAGCGTCCTAACCTGTTCAAGCAACTGGTCAAGCTTTGCCTCCATGCGCGCAAAAGTGGCGTCATGGCTGTTCGGGTTGTACTCGTCGCCACCCATAGGTCAGTCAGCTTTTGCGCTCAGGCAGAAATACGGCGGCAAGCCCCGCGAGCGCCATTCCAACGTCCGAAACGGCGTGCACGGTTTCGCTGGGGACGTTTACACCAAAAAGCCCAATAAGCGCGGCAAGGCCCGCCCAAGTGGAAGGCTCGCGAAAACGGTCAACAATTTTCATGTGTTCAGTTGGTTTGGGGTTTCGGCATGGCAGCTTTCAAAGCTTCCACGGATTCTGCAGCGTCAATTTCTTGCTGCATGTGCGCGTATTTAGCACGAATGGCTTTGCGCGCTTCTTCGGCCACTTCAAACTCTTCGGGAATTTGTTTGGCAATCGCCTCGTCAAACGGTTTGAACTCTGCCGCCCGTGCAGCGCGCCGAACGTCGTGAGCAATCGCTTTGGCTTTGTGAATGTTAATTGTAATCATGGCATGTATTCCCAAGCAGCTCGGAAAGAGCGGTCATCTGGCACTTCCGATGCGTTAATGATTTTGAACGGCTTTCCTGGCGGCACGTCTTTAGCCGCTATTTGTTCAATGGTTAGGCCGCTGTTTGGAGCGGGGATAATAACGGCAACCCCGTTGCCGTCTGTTGGGTAGATGATGCGTTTTTCCATGAAGCACTAGCTGATTATTGAGACAGTCACAAAGGTTGCATCGCTGGAACCGGAAGAGTCAGGTGCGCCAAACGCGGAGGACGCCGTCCGAATGTTTACAGCGCTTGAGGTTGGCGTTGTTCCGCCCTTTATGCTTAGCGCGGCCCAATTAGCTACGTTTGCAGACGTGCACGTTCCACCAACGCAATAATTTGCGTCGGCTAAACCGGATGCAAAATTTACCGTGTAATCACCAACACCATTGTCAGTAATGCTGCTTACGTTGTACGATCCTCGAATTGCAACCGTGCCGGTTCCGTTGAAGTTTACCCAGGCTTTGACCTGCGCAACCGATGTAGCCGCGTCAACGTACTGCTTTGTCGCTGCGTGCGATCCAGCGGTCGGGTCAGAGCATTTAATGTTTCCGACGACCTCAAGTTTTTCGCTTGGATTAACCGTTCCAATTCCGACGTTTCCACCGCCAGCGGCCAAAACAACTTTTTGATTGCTGTTGCTGTTTAGGTAAAACGGGCCAATCGTCTCAATGGATGTATTTGTCCCGTCTGTTGAAAACCTTGCGTCAAAGTCTTCTGAGTCCGGCTTTTTTAGGTCGATGTAGACGTTTCCTGAACCACCAATTTCAAGATGTGAATCGCCGCTTGTATTGAGTATGTGCACCTCTGGTGCTGTAATCCATCCACCTACACGCAAAGTCGGCAGATACAATTCGCCTGTGAGCGCGCCGCCAGAAAGCGGCAGGTACATTGACTGAGCCTGTTGCATCAGCGCCAAATCAACGCTCGTCAGCAGCCGCGCTTTAATGCACGGAAGCATCGCAACGTTGCGGGGACGCACGCGCCAGCGTTTTTGAGTAGCAGTCCCAGCCTGTCCCGAGTCTAAGCGGCCCGGGTAAGAATAACCCTCGTAAGTGTTGTTCTCGACCTGATCCACGCTCATCGCGAGCTGGTTACTGCTGGCGTCGGTTCCAATGTGGCCAAGGCCCGTTGCAGACTGCTTTGACCCGAACACGCGACCGTTGTCAGCGCCACCCGTTGCACGCGAATCCCATCCACGGATAAACTCGCCGCGAAGGTCCGGCAGGTTAAACGTCGTGCTGCCGTCACCAGCGCCGTAGGTCGTGCCGATGCGCGCAAAAAGAACGTCGTATGTCGTGCGAGAAACCGCAGAGCCATCACAGACGAGGAATGAAGCCGGAGCCGTGCTCCCCGCGTGCCAGATCACTTCGCCGATGGGCACGGAGTCAACGCCCCGCGCGGCATCAACATATTGTTTTGTCGCGGCGTGCGTTGCTTCCGTTGGATCAGAACACCTAACGTTTCCACCAACATCAAGCTTAGCTGTTGGCGAGGAAACTCCCACGCCAACGTTTCCAGTGCTTCCAATAATTTTGATGCCTTTTGGTTGATCCGACCAAGGAGCAATCAGAAGGTTTCCCGTTTCTTTCGCTTCGTTGCTGAAAAATATGGCTTTGTCACCAAGGGATGCAAGTGGGTTGTACCCACCAGCGCCTATGGCCGCGTGCACGTCAATTCCCACCAAATTCGAGTTGCCACCCGTTGCGGTAATTCTGAGTTCGGGGTTGTTATCGGGGTCGCTTTTGCCAACAACAGCAAGTCTTGCTAAAGAAGAATCCGTGCCAATACCAACTGAGCCGCCACCTTTAGCCAAAGAGATACCTTGGCTCGATGCTGCGTTTACGTAAAACTGTCCCTGGCATTCAATCCCACCGACCGTTCCGTCGGTTGCAATTCGAAGGTCAGAGTCTTCTGAGTCTGGTTTTTTCAGGTCAATGTAGACAGGCCCGGACCCTCCAATTTCTAAATTTGAATCACCGTTTGGATTTGTGATGTGAATAGTTGGTGCGGTTAGTCCGCCCGTCATCGTGTCCCCAGACTTTTTGACATACGCCTGAGCCAGCACCCACGCCTGAGACGCCAGCACAACGGAAGGGTCAATAAGTAGTTGAACCGCGGACGCGTTCGATACCTGAATCACCACGCGGACAACCAAGTCACGCGCGGAGCCTTCAGCGAGCAACGGCTTCACCGTGTCGGGGAAGTTCGCCACGGCAAAAAGCTGCCCAGTGGAGTCGAACAAGCCCGCCTCGCGGATCGTCCATCCTCCGACCGTGGAAGGGATGACCGCCTCCGCAATGATGTAATTCGGGTTTGCCGGGTCAACCGTCACGCTTTGCAACGCCACGCGGTGCTTTTCGCGCACCAAAGCCGACTGTGTGGCCGAAGGAGTCACGGATGCACCGTTGCCATCGCCAACCGCCATCTGTGACAGGCGCACTGTCGAACCGTTGGCAAGCGCCGTTGCCAGCTTTGCCGCGCCGATGTTTGTGAGGAGCGTAAGGTATTGAGCCATAAGTGAAACTAATTGAGCCCGCCAACACTCACAGTCTCATAGCCGTGGGTGGCAAGCAGGAATGTCGGTTGGTTCGTGCTGTCGAGGTTTGTGACTTGGTACGGGTAGATCGTCACATCGTCCCCGCCAAGCGTGGCCGCCCCCATCACAGTTTGATTTGTCCCGGTGCGCGTTGCCCGGATGCCTATGAGGTAGGAGCGCACATTCTTGACCCGCAGCGCGATTGCCTCCGCGTCGTCAATAGGCGCCTCGGTTTCAAGCGCCTGTCCTTCAAGGTCCACATTCAGCCGAAACCTGTACGGAAGATCCGGTATCTGGTCGTCAACCTGGATAGCAAATCCAACAGGCCGCAGCGCCCTGTTCAGTGCGCCGACCGTGCCCTTGACGCGATGCACGGCAACAGAAGCAGCAATTGTGTCTCGCTTCTGCTGTTCGGTCCAGTCCGCATTCCAGTTGTCCACGGAGAGCGCCCAGCCCAGCCAGGGCAGAATGTGCGCCGGGCACGTCTGCGGATTCCAAAGGTAGCGCAGAGGTGTAGGCACGGCGCCAACGCGGGCCGTGGCGTTTGCCATGGCGCGCTCCTGCGGAGACGCTGAGGGTGGAAGGAGGTCACTCACGGCGTGGCTGGAACAGTTGTGACGGTGATGCCTGTGCAGTAGGCAGCTTGAACGCTCGAAACGGTCAGGTCAGCGGTCAGAGCGCCGCCCGTGTTGAGCAGCGCCACGTTTTCAACCCCGGAGACAAAAGCGGCGGCAATAACACCAGCCGCGCGGATGTCTTGCCCGATCTTGTGCGCTGCAGCCGCGTAAGCCTGGAGTCGCGCCAGTGCCTCGGCCTTCAAAACCTCGGGGTCCGGGCCGTCATAGACGGAGAGTTGGACTGCAAGCTTGTAGGACAGCACAGAAGCGGCCTGCACCGTCACGATGTCGGTGAGGGGGCGCACGTCTTCGGCGTTCAGCGCCTTGAAAACCGCTGCAACTTCGCCAGCAGAAGCCGTTCCATTTCCGGTGTGCGAGAGAAGCGTCACGCGGACGTTTCCGGGCTCAACTTCTGGCGGGCCTGCAACGGCAACGTCTTTGATGGTTGCGGTTTTCAACGCGTGGAAAACGTAGCTGCCAAAAGGGCCAGCCGTCGAAAGCCCCTCAAGCGCCAGGGTGATGCGATAGCGAAGGCTCTCGTCTGTCTCGTAGACTGCCGGGATAGGCGGGTAAACGTTCGGGTTGGCTGGCGTGATTGTGTTTCGGGTCACACCAAAAAACGCACCAAGGTTCTCAAGGTCGGTCCCGAGCGCATAAGTCAGCATTACGCCTTTTGCGGCGTCGTTGACGCGCTGGCGGAGGAGCAGTTCGCGGTAGGCGCAGACTTCCAGAATCTTTAAAGCGGGATCGGACTCAAGGAGCGCCGTGAACGTAGTGTCTCGCGCTTGAAGGTCCGCCACCATCGCCGCAAGAATTGTCTCAAAGTCGAGAGCCTCGACAACAGCGGGGGCCGGAATCCCCGAAAGATTGATGGGCGTAAAGGCACTCATACCACAACACCGTCAACAAGGATGGGTTCGCCGGTCGGCGTATAAAGCCCCTCAAGTGAAATTGAAACCCTGCCGTTCCCGGTGACTTCGTCAGCCGTTACGCGCTGAACCTGAATCCGCGGCTCCCAGCGCATCAATGCTTCAACGGTCGCCGCGTAAATCTCCACGATGGTCTTCCTGTTCAGCGGCGCGTCGATCAACTCGTGCAACCGCGAGCCGTAGTCCCTGCGCATGACCCGAGTGCCGATTGGGGTACTGAGAATGTCCCTAATCGACTGCTTGAGGTGGTCTAAGCCCGAAAGGGCCTTCCCCGTTGTGGCGTTGGTGCCGCGCATTGCGTCCCACTATCCGCGCGGCACTGGCGGCGGTCTTGTGCGGTTGCTTCCCTGTCAGCACGCAGGAAGCCGGATAAACAACCTACACTGTTCAATCGGGCGGCTTCGGCGGGCAACTTCAAACCCCTCGCGCGAACCGTCGCCGTTGGTGTTTCCTTCAATAGCGTCGATGCCAAGCACCTCGCCGGAACCGCTTGCTCTGACGGCCTCCACAACGCCGATGTGGGAGAACGTAAACACCACAATGTCGTTGACCCTGGGCCGGTCGGGCGTTGTCACCAGTCCGTTCTTTTTTGCCCACTCGGGAAACAGCCTCACCGCCGCGATCCGGGGGGCGCGAAGCTTCACGCCGTTTGCCGCAATCCACTGCTGAACCCAATAGCTCACCGCCGCCGCGCACCACGGATAACCGTCCGTCTTGCCGTCCATTTCGAGGTCGTCCGATTTGAAAAACTTCTGAAGCTCCGGTCCCTTGTTTGATCCCCTCGGGGCTTCTTCGAGTCCGAGGTCTGTTGCTGCAATCTTGGATAGCTCTTTCATTATTGGACAGGTTTGCCGGTGTTGGCTGGGCCAGTTTGCACGCCGGTGTGGAGATGGTTCTTCTGCGAAACAGTTCCGGCAATCTGGTCGCCGGTCGTTGTGTGCGTGCCCGTCTGGGTATTGTTCCCTTCGTGGGTAATGTTGCCTTGCACGGAGATCCCCGCGCCGGTCATGTGCATTTCCTGTCCGTTGCTGAGGAAATGAATCCCGCCCGCCGTCACCTCGATAGAAGAGCCGCCGACGGTCAGCTTGATGTGATTGTTGGTTGCCTCAATGGTTGCCGCTCCGAGCGTGAGTAGGTTCTTTCCGCCGGAGGGGATTGTGTGGGTGTGCTCGTGGCTGGCCGAGTTGTAGGACTCTGTCCGTCCGTCCGGGCTTACTTCTGAAATCACGTCGCCCGAGTTTCCCGGCGCGGCGCGGTCGTTCCAGTTGATGCCGCCGGGCAACACAAACCCCGCCCCAAGCTCACCAGAGGGCGAGAGCAAAGCAACCTGCTCGCCCACCGCGGGCGGGTGCCAGTTCCGGGTTGAGCCAGCGCGGTGCGTCATCCACGGCACCCAGCGCGTTGTGTTGTTCCCAAAGGAAACTTTCACGCGGACGTTGGCATGGTCCACTTCGGCAATGCGCCCCACGCGCACCATGTTGGCAATTCGTCGCGCTAAGTCGGCGGTTTCTGCGCTCATGGCATTTGAATGTAGGCGGCCTCGTTGCCTGGGCCGACGTTAGTATTCGGAGCCACGTCGCCGGACACAAACAGGTAGGCAGGGGCAACGCCCTCGTCTACCCAAATGCTGTCGTTCAACAGGGCCTCGTGCGTCCACTCAACCCGCATCACCTCGTATTCGGGGGAGGAGTTTGGAAGCTTGGCACGCATCCAGTCAGGCCCGCCGTGCGTCACGTTTGCGGACGAAACCGGTTGCCCCCATTTTTGATCGTTGATGAACGCAGCTAGGGCGATTGCTAGCGTCCGCACGGTCAACTTTGACCCCAGCTTGTAGTCGCACACCGCGTAAGCGACAAAGTTCAGCGTAACGGGAAGCTGCTCCGTGCCGATGTTAGGGGGCTGGTCGGCGTCAAAGGATTCCAACTCCACATAAACCGCCGGGGTGTCGATCATCTCGCCGGGGCGCGGGTAGTGGTCTACCGCCTGAAGCGTAGGGAAACGGTTCTTGATGCCGTCCAAAATTGCGGCGTGCAGCGCCACGATGTCAACAGGAGAAAGGTTTATCATTGGGAGAGAAGTATTCGAGAGGCTGCCCCGGAACCACGCCCAAGCACCTTGTCAAGCTCTGCAAAAAACGCGTCAAGGTAGATCGGTTCGGCCCGCGCCGAGATAGCAGAAAGGGCGGCCTCCATCTGATTAACCACCGAGTGAGTCACTTTGTCAATCGGCAGCCGCGCCGCGCCGCGCCGCTTGAATACGTGCCCTCCGAGCTTGTGGACAACAAACGCCGAAGGGTAGTTTGCAACCCGCGTGCTTACGCCGGACTCGGTTTGTTGCGCGCCCTCGTGCTTAGCCGACACGTCATTGAGCCCGAACCAAGCCGCAGAACCGCCGCCGCCTCGCATGGGCCGCATCCGAAAACGAACCGCTTCCATAAGCTCGCGCCGGGGAATTGTGGTGATCCCGGAGAGCGCCGCGGACCCTTCCTTTGTGGCCCACTGCGCGGCCTTTCGCGCCGCCTTGTTGGCGGCCTTCTTCACGTCGTCCTCACTGATGCGGAGGGCGTTCGCCGTCGAACTAAAATCGGTGCCGATCAGCAGCTCAACCGCGCCTGATGCGCTGTAGCGCGATACGTTAATTCCACGAGCCATCGTCTTCAGGTTGGCGCTCGTAGGCGAGCGCGATTGTAGCAAGGCCGGTTCCTTCCGGCTGAATCTGCCGGACTGAAAACTGTTTCCCATTCACCCAGACAAGAGTTTCGCGCGGAATGTCCTGCACGTCACTCCAGCGGGCCGTTAGGCGCGGGGCGGTCGTGTCCATAAGTGTTTCGCCCACGTTCGCATCAAGAAACGCGTTGTCAAAGTAGCACGTCACTTTGCGCTGCGGGCACGTCTCAAAAACGGCCTCAAACGAGTCGAGGCCATAAAAGAAAGGGCTGAGGTCTTCGGCAAACATTAGGTCTTGATGCAAAAAAGGAGCGCTAGGTTGCGTGGCCTCATTCGATAGCGGTAGTGGCTCAACTGCGAGCTTGCAGAGCTGCCGTTTGCTGCGCTCACCGAGTAAGTTGTTACTGCATCGTAGTCGGCCACGTTTGGCGAGAGTTGGCTTCCAAGCGTGCCTATATGCCCGAGGCCTGTGGCGACCTGGGAGGAACCAAAAGCGCGCCCGCTGTCAATCCCGCGCCCGTGGTCCCATCCACGGATAAACTCGCCGCGCAGGTCTGGCAAATTGAACGTTGTCGTGCCGTTGCCCGAACCAAAGGTTGTCCCGATAGCAGCAAACAACGCCGCATAGGTGGCGCGAGAAACCGCCGATCCATCGCACTCCAGCCACCCCGTCGGGGCGGTCGCCATCGCAAACGCAAGCACCGCGCCGGAAGGCGTGACAGAAGCAAGCGGAGCTTTTGCGTCGAGGGCGGACTGAAGGCCACTCACCTCAGAAATGACATGGGTGTGGATTGTTGCGGCTTTGTCGCCCAACGCGGCCTGAAGGCCCGTCACGTCTGCAACAGCGTGCGTGTGTCCAATTGCCGCTTTGCCGTCAAGCTCTGATTGGAGCCCCGTAACGTCAGCAACGGCATGCCCGTGCAAAGAAGCCGCATAAGAGCCCGCCGCCTGCTTGCCATCGAGGGCAGACTGAAGACCCGTCACGTCTGCAACTGCGTGCCCATGAGAAGCCGCTGCCTTGCCGTCAAGCGCGGTCTGAAGCCCGTTGACATCGCTGACCGCATGGCTGTGCACCGCGCCGGCGTAAGAGCCCGCAGCCTGCTTCCCGTTAATCGCCGCCACAAGCGCCGCGAGGGCAGTGTTCAGCCCTTCAATGTCGTTTGAGCTATGCGTGTGCAATGCCGCCGCGTAGTCGCCCGCGTCCTGCTTTGCAGAGAGCGCCGCCGTAAGCCCGCTAATTGCCGAGATGCCGAGCCCGACAATGTCGGACGGCATGTGCTGATGCAGAAGCGGGGAAGCGCCGATGCTCTGTGGCGTGATTTCCGCAACCCCAGGGTTAAGAAGGAGCACGGTCCCGTTGACAAGCTTTGAATACAGCTTGCCCGTGTGCGGGTCGATAGCGACCTCGCAAGGAACAAGCTCCGAGGGGTCCGGCACAACGTCGGGGGCAACCGCCCCCTTTAACAAAATGGTGTTGGGTTCTTCTGGCATGGTGGTGTGAAAGTCCGCCCCGCTGGGTTGGGCAACAGGGCGGATTCTGCAGATTGATTAAGGGTTGGCAGCATCGTAGGCAGCCTGTGCTTCTGCCTGAGAAGCATACTCAGTCGAGCCATACGCCCACTGGCCATTGCGTGGCCCAGTGCCACTGTACTGATTTACGCCAGTGTTTGCAGCCAACCACGTTTGGTAGCCCGCTTCTTGTGCTGCCAGTGTTGCTGCTTCTTCTGAGGCGTATTCGGTCGAGTTGTACGCCCACTGACCATTACCTGGAACAGCGTCGCCATTTTGCATATCATTGTTATAGACATACTGATTGACTCCAATGTTAGCCGCCAACCATGCGGCATAACGCTGTCCATAAGCATTTAGCTCACTCGTTGCCTCAGTGGAGTTGTACGCCCACTGGCCGGTTTTGATTCCATATCCGGTATACTGGTTTACTCCATTGTTTGCTGCCAACCATGCAGAATAAGCGATGGCTTCAACGTCAATGATTGTTACTGTTCCAAGAACAGTTCCAGAATTCGTTGCAGTTGAAACCACAGAAGCATTACCAGTGACTGTCCCAGTGTTTGCGGATGTGTCGTTAAAATTTGCGTTTCCAGCAACCGTTGCGCCTGCCTTGTTTTCAGCGTTTCCGTTGAACGTTGCATTGCCAGTCACTGTGCCGCTGTTTGCAGAGCCGTCCTCAAAGGTGACATTTCCAACAACGACTCCAAAGTTTTCAGAGCCCGCGCCAAATACGGCGTCGCAAGCAATAGAGATGTTTTCGATCATGGTATTTTAGGAAAGAGAAGAAAGTGAAGTGGGAGCGCCATATTGCAGGCGCCCCCACGATGTGGTTAGCGATTAAACGCCACGCCATTGAGCGTGACCGTGCCTGTGCCACTCACATTGCACGAGAGGTTTGCAGACGGATTGGCCGTCGAAGTCAACGTCAGGTCAAACGCCCCGATGTTGATGCTTTGTGGCTGGGTCCACGTGTCCATGTTGGCAGATGCGTTGCTTTGCAGCGTCACATTAGTCGAAGAGCCAGGAAGTTGCGTTGCGGCTTGGGTGCGGGCGCTGTCGCCGTACCAGTTCCCCAACGTACCCCAGTTGCTGTTCGCGCCAGCATAGAAGTAGGCACCGATCACGGGAGTGGTGTTGCCGCCACCACCCCCGCCATTAAAACCCGAGAAAGTCCCTCCACGAATGGTGGAAAGGCTGGTCAGCACAGTTCCGCCATCGGAAGGCAACGCAGCATTGCCAGTGCCAATTGTCACGCCGGTGATTGAACCACCAGTGATCGCAACGTTGTTCGAGTTCTGGGAAGACATCGTCCCAAGGCCTGCAATCGCGTCTTCAGCGTCGGTCAGGCGGGAATCAAGGTTCTGCCCTTCTAGGGTAGCAACGCGGCCGGAAACGGCTGAGAGGTCGCTCGAAAGGTCCTCCGAAGCACCACTAACAGAGTCCGCAATCGCGGCATCCACTTCGGACTTGCTGTAAACGCTCAGGTTGGTCCGAGCTGCTGCAACGTCAGCCAAGTCGCTGAGGTTAGACGACTTTTTCAGGGAGGCGTCAGCGCCAGACTGAGCCGTAACAATGTTTGCTTCGGCTGTCGTCAAGCGGGTGCTAATTCCGTTGACCTGAGTGGTCAGGGCAGAGGCTGCGCTCTCATCGCTTTTGAGCTGGTCGCCCAGTTCCTTTAGCGTGTCGAGGGCAGCGTCAGCGCCGTTGATGAGGTCGCTGATTTTCTGGTCAGCGTAGCTTTGCGCTTCGCTCTTTGCGGTTGCAATCGCGGAGTCAGATTCGCTCTTGCTGTAAACGCTCAAGTTGGTGCGAGCTGCTGCAACGTCAGCCAAGTCGCTGAGGTTGGATGCCTTTGCCAGCTTTGCATCAAGCGCGGCTTGAAGGCCGGTGACATCGCTAATTTCGTGCAGATGCACCGCACGAGCAAACTTGGAGGCGTCTTCAAAAACGATAACGCTTCCGTCGTTCTTTTTGGCAAAGATTTTGCCATCAGCAGTGTTGATAGCAATTTCGGCAATCTGAAGTTCCGAAGCGGCGGGAACAACCCCGGCGACGCTAGAGTATTTCAGGAAGATGGGTTGATAATCAGGATCAGCAGGCATTTTGTGTTTTGGTTTGGGTTACTATTCTGGGGGGCCGAATTTCCCACCCCAAATGGGCTGGGAAAAGTCTTTCAGATTCACCCACGTCGGCTCGTCGGTGTACTTTGCTTGAAGAATATTGTTGTCAACTCGCACTTGTAGCTCTCGCGCCGCCTGTCCCTGCGGGCCGGGAATACCAACCCGCTCGCGAACAGTGACTTGCACGGCAGCCGGAAGGCGGACAATCACTCTATCAATGTCATCGCATTCACTCATCGCGCGTTAGGGCGGGAATCACTCGGATGTCTCCCGCCATTACGCACGCAGGCACATCGTCTGAGTTCTTCAAAAAAACGTCGTACTTTGCGCCGCTGACCGGCAGTTTTTTGGTGCTTTCGGCTGAAAGGCTTAGGACAACTTTGCCAAGTGTCGCGTTCTCAATTTCAACTTCAAATTCCGCGAGAAGCGGCTTGTCCCAGTCGGCACGAATTTGAGATTTCAGAGAGTATCCGCTCAGGTCAACCGGGTCGGACTCTTCGTTGTGAATTGTCACCTCAAGCCCGTAGGCGGCCCCACGTTTGATTGTGAGGTTTACCGGCTTTTTGAGGTCTTCCATCATGGCGTTATTTGGCTGCTTTAGCCGGTGCGGGCTCGGGAGCCGAAGCAGAAGCAGACGCAGCAGCAGCAGCAGGTGCGGAAGCAGGCGCGGAAGCCTCCACGGCGTCGCCGCGCTGCACAAGGCTGACAGCCAAGTGAAACGGAAGGTCCACAACCGAACCTGGCTTCACAAATTTGCCTTCAAGAAGGATGCTTCCAGTGATTTTGACGTGCATATAAACAAAGGGTTAGGAGGGCGGCCCGAAGGCCGCCCTCCACCAACACCACCAACTTTTAGGCAGGGTTGCCGCAGTAGGCAAACGAGGCTGCGCGGCGAACCGCAAAGTCCAAGTCCTGCATCAGCACGATGCGAATGCGCCCCTGGGTGCTGAAGGTGTACGGGTCAACCGTCACTTCCAACCCGCCCCACATACCGACAAGCAGGTCGCTCCAGTTGCCGAAGAACACGTCACCGGCGGCGATCTGGTTGCTGATTTCGGTGCGGTAGCCGTTCACCGTGTTGCCGGGCTCCCAAATCGTGTTTGAGTCCGTAGCGGTCGAGAGACGGCGAGCCGTCTTTGCGTAGCCGCGGAAGCCTGCGTTTGCCACGTAGGTCATTGAAGGCACGTCGGCGTTCGACAACGCGATTTCGGTTTCCATGCGGACCAACTCCGCAAAGGTCGGAGCGTTGGCAGCGCCAAAGCTGAAACCCTTGATGCCGGAAGTGTTCTTGATCCCGGTGGGCGCGTTGTTTTGGCCGTCACCGTAGAATCCGGCGAGGTCAATCGTGCGGGCGAGCTGCGCGGCGAGGTCGTAGCGGACGAGCGCTTCGACGCCGATTGCCGTCTGCATCATCATCCGGCGGGTGATTTCCGCGTAGTTCGTCACCGTGTGGGGACGCAGCGAAACCAGCCCGAAGTTGATTGCCTGACGGCTGCCCGCGGTGTCTTCACCCACCCAGGTTGCGGTCGAAGCGTCGGTCTGCTTCGGAATGTCAATGTTCCCAACGAGGCCAGAAAGCTCCTGCGCCAACTGCATCAACACCGCGCGATTGCGGAGCACTTCGATGAAGCTGCCGGAGAGGAGAGTTGTCGGCACGGCGTTTGCGCCGGTGGAAATGTAGCCGGAGCCGGTTTTCACGGAAATGACTTCGCCCGAACGAGTGAGCGGGCTCAGCATCACGTCCACGGGGACGACGACGCCCGAGGTGCTGCGGTGCATCTTTGCGGCAGCGGCTTCGCACGCTTCGAGTTCAAACTTGGCTTCTTCGCCGAATTTCTTTGCGTCGCCGGATTCAGCGGCGAGGGCGCGGAACAGCTTCAGAAAGCTGAAAGAGCGGGTTTCCTTCTCGGTCATGCCGATAGGCTTGGAGGCCTCCACGATGGAGCGGTTTTTCGCGTCCACCTTTTCAAGCAGAGCAACGCGAAATTCTTCGAGCGAGCGGCCAGCGGTCGCAAACTCGTTTGCAAGTTCGGCCTCCTTGTACTGAGCGCCAGCGCTCAGGATGGAGCGCACGCGCTCACGTTCAGCGGTCGAAGCGGCAGAAGCAGCGAGTTCGCGCTCCTTGATGAGATCAATTTCGTTTTCCATTTTTTGGGGAATTGTTTGAGGTTCAGAGATTTCGAGCGAGCGGCCAACACCAACGGATGTGTCCGCCGGAACTGAGACAATGGAAACCTCGTAGGGCTCCCATTTCGTCACAAGATACACGTCAGGCCCATCCTCGCGGGACTCGTCGAGTTTGATTTCCTTGATCCGGTAGCCGACGGAGACGTTTCGCAAGATTCCATCCTGCACGTCCGCCCAAATCTCTTGCGCCTGCTCGGAGTTTCCAAACCGCACAACCGCGCGGCCTCTCCGGTCAGCGCCAACAGTGGCGGACTCAACGACACCAATTACCTCGTCAAGATCGTGGTTAAAAAGCAGAGGTCCGCCGGAGTTGAGTCGGTCCAGCATGACGGCGCCGGGGTCGTGACTGAGCACTTCGACCATCCCGGGCCAGCGCTCCAGCTCGATGTCGGAGCTGAAGCTAAGCTCCACCGTGCGCTTTTCTTTATCGACCGCGTCAAAGACGCCTGCACGCCACTGAGGCTCGGCGGCGAATGAAGACAAATCGCGGTTCATGGCGAGAAGATGCCACCGCAAACTAAGCGGGGTCTTGTGCGGTTTGTTCCTCGGAAACGGGCCAGATGCCGCGGTGGCACATTTCCCCGATGAGCCCGTAGTTTGACAGGTCGCGCCACGAGTCAGAAACGGACTCGTTCTGTGGGTCGCTCATCCGGTTTGTGCGCCAGAGGTTTTTTAGCCGTTCGACTTTGTCGTTTGTTCGCACCAGCACACCCAACTCACCAAAGGATGCGATGTTTCCGGGGCCGTAGTCCTGCTGCTTGCGGTCCAGCATGGAAATGTTGTCCAGCGCAAGAATCAGCGCAATACGGCCAGCCTGCGTTTTGATCCCGTAAGCGTTGATGATTGCTGCGCGTGCGGTCTGCTGGGCGTCGGCTGTCTTTTCATCAATCATTCGTCACGGTCGGTTTGGGGTTTTTGTCGGGCGGGGCGGCCACCCCGGCCCCAGGCAGGGGCTCCGGTTTGATGCCGAGCCGTTCCAACTCCTTTTCTTCCCGCTGAATCTCCGAGAACACATCCTCGGGATCGCCGCCCGCATCGCGGATTACGGCTGAGCGCGAAGTGAAGCGCTGGGCAACAGCAATCTGTTGGGCTGCCATTTCAGACTGTGGATCTATCCACGCCCACCGGCGCCCCTGCCATGCGACAGCTTTGTACTTTTCCAGCCGCTCAAATTTCAGCGGCTTGCCTGCAACGGTGATTGCCCCAGCGAGCAACGCTCGCTCAAGCCAGCTTTCGTAGACGGGCCAACACCATGACTCCTTGAACCACTCTTGAAGTCCCTTCCAGACCTCGCGTTCGTCTAACGCACCCTGCCGGATCGAACTGAAGTTCACGCTGGTGAGATCGCTTGCAAGGTTATTGTAGGACACGCCGAGGCCGGAAGAGATTGAACGCAGCATTGCTTTCACGAACGGGTCAAAGTCGCCCGTTGGAAACTGCGGGGTGAAAGGGACGAACTCGCGGTTGCCGATGTCCTCAAAGACGCCCGCTTCGGCGTCCATTTGAATTTCCTCGCCGTCCGAATCACCGTTTGGATCGCGGAAAAACCCCATTTTGGCAGCGCCGATGCGAGCGTTCACGACGGCGGCGTCCTCAAACGCTCCGAGCATCCGCATCCGCCAGAGGGCGGTCCGCATCCATGGCATCCCGCGCTTCTGCCCGATCATCTCGGGAAGGAAGATGTGAATAACGTCCTCGGCGAGCACCTTGTCGGCGGTCTTCCAAGACATTTGAACGTAGCCGATTTGTCGCTCGTCGTACTGCTGAAAATAGTAGGCAACAGGGCGCCCAAATGAGTTGAACTCGATCCCGTGCCGGATGTGGTTGCCGTTGGGCAGGGTTTCAAAGTGCTGCGGATGCACAAGCATCGGGTCGAGAAGCTGGATGGAGTAGCCCGCCGGGCCTGCGTCTTTCCCGCGCTGCTTGATGGCAAACACCTCGCCGTCACGCGCCACCGTCTGCACCACAAGCCGCTCAGCGTCCGCCCGGCTCATTGAGCCCGTGACCTCGTAGGAGCCCTTCCGGCTGAACACGTCAAAGGCGTCCTCAATGGCTTTGGAAGCCAGGAGGTCGGGCGTGCCGTTGGGGTCTTTGATCCCGGCTTGAAGCTCGACGCCGCAAGGCCCGATCACGTTGTCCCGCACAAGCTGCAAAAACTTCCGCGCGTGGTCGTTGTTTTCGGCCTGCTCGCGGGAGCGGGCGACCATCACGCGCCAGTTGTGGTAGATCAGCGCGTCCGCCGTGGTCGGCCAGGTTGCCCAAGATTCCTCGGTGCGCCCAGTTGCTGCGGCCTGCTGGAACATGCCGCCTTGCGTCATCATCCGTGCGCGCTTTGCGGTGCTGTGCTTTGGAGCCGTGCCGGGGGCGCTGCGCTTGAAAAAGTCGAAGAGGCCCATAATCAGAAGCGAACCGCGATTCGGGGGCCAAGCGAGTAAATGCCCTTTGACCTCCGCTCTTCAACCTGAAGCCGCTGCCGCCAGTAGCGGAGGAGGTCAAGCAACTCGACGGCGCTGTAGCGTTCCAACTCGCGGTTGTTGATCTTGTACCGCCTCACCATCTGCGAGGCGTTCCCGAGCATCATCGCTTCGATGTTCTCGACAATCTGCGCTGCGCGGCTTCGAACGTCCATCTGCTCGGGGGCGTCCGCAAGGCTTGCCTCTATGACAAGCCGCCCGCGAAGCAGGACGGTCTTTGCGCCGCTTGCGTAGGTTGCCCACGCTTCGAACGCGTAGGCTCCAGGCATCCAGCCCGTAGTGTCAGCCTCGACTTCCCAGACTTCATCAATCTCGCCGGTGGCCGTGTCAAGCGTGGACAGGTCCGCCGTCTTCACGGCGTCGGCAGACTGGCGAGACGCGCCGCCAAAAAGCACGCGGACGCTTTCCGCGCTGCGGGCGGAAAGTTCGAGCCGGTAGGTTTCGCCTGCGGTTAAAGTCGCCATGAATGCACAAAGCCGCCGCGCCTCTTGGCTCGGGGTTCCTTCTTCCGAATCTGAGGCGGGCCGGGCTCGGGGTCTTGTGCGGTTGCTTCCTGCACCTGCTCAGGCTCGGGCTCGGTCGCGGCAGGCTTCTCCTCCCGGGGCGGTGCTTTTGCCGCCGCCTGCTTTAGCCGGTATGCGACCTTATCGAGCTGGGGGCGCGCCATCACAAACGCCGCGAACGCGTACACCCGGCAGTCAAGCGCTTCGTTCCGGCGGCCCGAATCCTTCACCCATTCGCGCTTCGGAAAGCCGCGGGTGAACTTGGTCACGCACTTTTCCGCAGTGATCTGCCGATACCATTCAGGATCGCGCGAGGCGGGAAAGTGGCAGTATCCCGGGCCGGGCTCCCCGATCTTGAGCCGCCGCATGATGATGCTCTTTGCGTTGTCAACGCCGACAATGAACAGGTCCACCGGCGCGGGGCTCTTGCCCGTTCGCGTTCTCTGCCGCGCCCCGACAATCGGCAGCCCCTCGCCTGCTTTCCCCTTGATCGGATAAATGCGGTCGCCCCGGTGCCGCTTCGTGTACGCGTAAACGCTCGTCGTGTTCGAGCCGCCCGAGTCAATGAAGGTGTGCGACACCACAACCTCGGCGCCGCTCTCGTGCCGCCACTTCTTGCGGAGGTAGTCTGTCAGCGCGTCCCAGGGTGAGCCCATCGTCCCTTCGGCGATGTCGGGGTCGCCGAAGATAACGTGGTGGTCGATGCTCCATGATTCCTCCCCGGAACCCCACGCCACGACTTCAACCTCAAGCCGGTCCCGCTGCGTGTCCACGCCCGCGGTGAGGTAGAGCGCCCGGGCCGGGACTTCGGCAGCGTAGTTTTCCGCTCGCGCTTGTAGCTCGTGGTCGTGGACGACCTCGCCTGCGTCCTCCCACGTTTCGCCGAGCGACGTGTTCACCCAGACCTGAAGCCGCGTCGGGTTATCCTTCGCCAGCAGGAAGTCCGCGGCCACTTCCCCGAGCGTCCGCCACGGCGAGTAAAGTTCGTTCAGGTGGAAGCCCGCCTTGCCGGTGAACTCAGTTGTCGCCACCCAGCGCCCGCGTCGCACCATGGCGTTCTTCTGGGCGTTGCTCATGTGCTTCCCGCAGGATCCGCAAACCAGCACGGCCCGCTTCGGGTCGCCCTGGGCGGGGGTCTTTTCGCCCCAGACCACATTCCCCCACTTCAGCGTGTCCTCGTGCCCGCAGTGCAGACAGGGGACGAAGAAGCGCCGCTGGTCCGTTTCGTTGAAGGCGCGCTCGATGCGGCTGAACCCCTTCACGGTGGGCGTGGAGAACATCCCCACCTTCCGGTTCCAGAAGGTCGCCGTTCGTTTCCGCCCGAGGTCCACCGGATCACCCTCCGTCCCGGCGCTGGCCGGGTAGCGGTCCACCTCGTCGCAAAGCAAGATTCGGATGGGGCGCGAGGCCAGCGACGCCGGAGAGTTTGCCCCCGCAACGGTCAGATGCCCGCCGGGGAAAACCTTGTGGCGAACCGTGTTTCCCGATTCCTTCGCCTTCGCCTCGGACACCTTCGCCCCGATGCTAGGCGTATCCCGCAGCATGGGCGCGAGCCGGTCTTTGCTCCACGTCTCGCCCATCTCAAGGGTTGGCTGGAGCACAAGCGTCGGCCCGGGGTCGTAGTCGATGTGGTAGCCCGCGATGTTGTTCAGGATTTCCGTCTTGCCCACCTGGGCGGACGACATCACCACCACCTCCTCAACGAGCGGATCGTTCCACGCGTCGAGGATTCCGCGCTGG